GGCCCCGCGCGGTATAGCCGACGAGCGGCTGTTTTATTCTTGGTTGCGGGAGCGAGAATCGAACTCGCGGTCGAGGGCTTATGGGACCCTCTGGGCTACCAGCAACCATCCCGCGCAAGCATTTCATCTTAATGGCTGGCGCTTGTCAAGCCGAAAACTTCACCGCGAAACCCAGATCCCAAACGCGATTGCGCCGAGCAAGACGGCGGCCGCGACAGCAGCGGAAAACGGCCCGAGCGCCAGCCGGTCGAGCACGCGGTCGGTGAAAGTCTCGACCACCTGGTATTTGGCTTTGAGTTTTTCGCTGTCCATCACAGCGCGAATCGCACGAAACGGACCTTCACCGCCGCGGTGTCGGCAATCGCATAGGGTGCCGTGGCCGGGCACCTGAATACCGCCCACTCACCGGCCAGGAGTTTGATCATGTCGGCGGCCCCGGTGGCGGCTCTCAGACTCACGAAGTTCGTGGCGTCCATGTTCTGGACATACCAGTAGCCCCCGGTCGTGCAGTCCCCAAGCAGAATCGCTTCCTCGGCCGCAAAGCCGACGATCTGCGTGTTGTCCATGTTCGCGGTCCCGGTCACCGTCACCGAGAGCGAGGGTGGGGAAAAATCCACGCTCGGAACGTTTGCCTTCGCAAACTGAATCCGCAGGCCAGATAGGGTCAGTTCGTTAGCCATGGTGCCTCCAAAAATGTCACGTTACGCCAACTTCAGGACTTTGGCAATCAAGGCTGCGGCTTCGTCCAAGGCCCGCAGTTCTTCCAGCGTGCAGGCATCGCGCTCGAGCTGGGTCATGTCCATGGCGTCGCGGAGGAGGTCGTCGCGCTCGGCGCGGGTGATCTCAAAGGTCGTACATCTGCGGTCAATCTGCGCAACGCGCCGTGCAAGGGCCTGTACCTTCGACCCATCGCACCCGGTGCGCTCAAGCGTTTCGAAGGCGCTCATGCCGCCTCCGGCTTCCACGCTCTGGCGATATGGCGGGCAAGCGCGAACGGAATTTTGGCAATTGCGGCAGAGGCGGCTTTGCGGGCGTTGCTCTTGCTGCTCGTCATACGCGAAAGAGATGGTTGCTCTGCATTGAACCAATCGCCACCTTGTTTCACACCATCGCTTTTCGCCTGATTCGTCAGGTGCCGCGTGTGCGAATGGCCGTCGCGGATGTTCGCGTGGCCTATCGTTTTTGTGCCTTCAACGCTCGCCGTCTGAAACGACTTCCCGCTACCGAAGCGGAAGCCGGGAACCTTCTGGCCTGCAAGCGCGAGGACTGGATTCTTACTATGCCCGCTTGTCGTGTTGTTGGCAATGGCAAACCATGATCCGCCGTTGTTCTTGATTGATTTTGTCATCGGCATCAGCGCCGGCACGTCGCCCCAAAGATGAAACGATCCGTAGTTCCAACGTGACCGACCCACCCATTTATTTGCGCCGCGCACATTCTCTACTACCAGCGGGATGAAGTGGCCCGCAGCTTCGATTGCCTCGCGCTGAATCCGAAAGCAGGCGTCGAACAGGGCGGTAAGACGCTTGCGCTCGGCAGGATCGGCCAATATCGCGGTGCGCTGCGCCTTCGCTTTTGACCACGGCATAGCCATGTAGCTAAACTCCTGGCAGGGCGGACTTGCGACGATCAGCGCCGCATCCTTAAACTGCCTTCCGTGCAGGGTAAGCACATCCTGAAGTACAAGCTGCGCCGGGTATCCGCCAGTCCCGTAGTTGTGGCGCTCAATGTCGAAGCCGATCACGTCCCAACCCTCGGCAAGCAGACCCTCGGTCCAGCCGCCAAGGCCGCAGAACAGGTCAATCGCAAGAGCCACTCAATTCTCCCGAAAAAATAGAAATTTTTTTCCACCCCTCTTCGTCTTCCATTTCTCCAAACGCTTCATCTTCGCGTACAGCGCCGGGCGCCCAACTCCGAGGGACCGCGCAGCACGCGAGACCACACCACCGGAAAGATAGAGCGCCGCCTCGATGTAGGCGCACTCCAACTCGAGCAGTTCATCAGGCAAGGAGAAGCCCTCGGTCAGTAACTGCGCGTGCACCCTGCCACTGCTCACGATGTCCATGATTCACGGCGATTGTTGTCAGCGTCATCTGCGATTCACGATAACTTCACGATTTCCTCACCAAAACTTCACCGTTTTTTCACTTTTAAGAACTGCACGATAGTCTCAAAACATACCACAATGTAGTACCTGTCACGGATTAAGACAAGTGTTGAAATCTCGACAGGAGAAAAAAATAAATTGGGAAAAGAGGGAAAGTCGGGTGAGGGGGAATGAATTCTGGAGCCTCCTCTGCCGCCCTCTTTTCCGCCTCCCGGGGCCGGCCTGGGGGTAGGTGAGGGGGTACCCCGGGGAGGGGTCTCGCCTCTTCGGCCTCTGCTGAAGGGGCGATCGGCCAGAGGTCAACGCAGGTCGAACCGCTTTGCGAACCAATCCATCGACTCTGGTTCTGCGTCATAGATGTGGTTTGCAAGCTCGTGGTCCTGCGTGTAGAACGCCTGACGTTCGAGTGCCCACACAACATTCCATGCCTTGGTCGTTGGCCTGAACCATTCTCCAGCCATTCGCTCATCGCGTAGGTGGTGGTGGATCAAGCATTCCTTGTCGCCAGCAACTGGTGCCGAGGTCAGCAACCGCAACCGCTCCGGGTTTCCAGTCTGGAGTTCACGAAGTCTGCCCGCCGGGTTCTCGGCCACACCAAACTTAATCGGCCCGCCGTCGCCGGCCTGAATCGCATAGATCATCATGCCTCCTTGGTTCGTTTGGATGCCATCCACTCTCGGTTCCGCTTCCGAACTTGATCGAGATGTGGCAGCCGCGGCAGGCTCTCACGGCTTATCCTTGAGCGGATGACCGTGCCGATCGCAGGTGTTCGGCGTGCCGTCGCGCACATCGAGGTTCGCTCGCCGGCGCATCTCGGCACGCCAGGCGCCGCGCTCGGGGCCTGGGCCCGGATCCGGACCGAGCGGAGGCCGCGGTACGGGCGGCTCGTATGGCTTTCGGCCCCAGCCTGGGACCTTCTGCACTGCTTGGACAGCTTGGGTTGCCACGACTGGTGCGGGCTTCAGCCGTTCAACGCTCGCCGGATCTGGCTGGCCTTTGATCGGTTCCAGGATCCCCGGCGGCAGCGGCGCGAGGTCGCGCTCGGCCAGCGTCGAGGGCGCTTCGGGCTCGGAATCCCCGGTTTGATCCGGGGCTTCGATCTCTGGTGTCGGAATCTCGACAGTAGTCTTAGTGTCGGAATATTGACAGTCAACAGGTGTCGAATTCTCAACAGTCGCAGCCGACGACGACCCGACGAGGCGCATCGGCCTCGCCATGCCCAACTTGACCATCTTCAGCTTAAGCAGCCGCTCGGCCTCGCGGCGCTCCTCGATCGAGGCGAAGGCGCCAGGCGTACCGATCTCTTTGCGCTCGACGAACATGCCCAGGTCGCGCCCGAGTAGCTCCACAGCTCGAGTTGCGCCGGCCGCGTCGAACTGATACTCGCCGGTTGGGATCCCTTTCACGAGCACCGGATCGTGTTGCATGCAGCGCTCGGCGACCTCTTGCAGCGTACCTCGAACGTAGGCCCTGGTGATCTCTTTTTTGCCCTCGCGGGAGGCATTGAAACGCTCTTCCATGGCCCTGGTGGCGGCGCGTATCTCCTCGCACCTTTGGCGTATGGCAGGGTTCTTCTTAAGCACTCCGACCGCCGTTTGTGATGCCGACTTGGCCGAATACCCTGCTGCAATCAGTGCTTTGGTCTGATTGTCACCTGCGGCCAATCGGCGGGCGATTGTTTCGTGCTTCAAATTGTCGAGGCTTGGCATGGGTCGAAGGTGGATTCAGTCCGCGTCGAACGTGGTGTCGAATTTCCGACAAGGTGAGCATAGCCCTGAACTACCACCTGAGCAAGCCCCTCCTGAGTCAAGACCTACAGCCACACTCTCAAGGCTTCGCGGCTTCCGATTCGCGGATGGAACCCGAGGGTAATCCGTGTTGATCTGCGCACGGATGATTACGGATGCTCACGGTTCGGCCGGCGATCCTTGGGCACCCGGCCAGCGCTCCGGCCTCGGATGACAACGGAACACCTTACCCGCTTTGGCGCGGGTGCATTTCTGCACGGTCCCGTTTATCGCTTTCCTCGGGGCCTTATCGCCCCGCGCCGGATCAGTCCCGGACGTTCGGTGCGTTTATGGCGTGTTCTCGATGCGTTGCCGGCCGTGCGAGCCGGGTTGCCGCGCTGGGTTATGGCGCCGGGTAGCCTTCTTGCTGCGTCGTTGGCTGTTCACGACATGCGCCCGCGGAGTGACTTTGCAGGCTTAGTTCTGTCCTGAATGGTCGAAAAGGGAGATTGTGGGTATTGCATGGCACCTCCGACAAGGGCGGGCGCCGCCTGCAGTGTCGGCTGCAGGGGCTCCCTAGTTACGATCCGCGCCGGCCAGACGCGATGAGCGAATCCTAAACCTGCCCTGTCGAATTGTCAACACCCACTGTCGAGAAAAAGACATCCAAAATAGTTCTTGGCATGTTGCGAAGCATGATCCATAGTTCAGTTGTACCCCGATCAACCACTGGAGATGAACCATGAAACGCGGAATCCACAAGGATGGCACGACCTGGGGCATTTGCTACGACGGCATCGCCCTGGAAGCAGAAGAATTCCTCACGCTCGAATCTGCCCAACTTGCCTGGCGCGCCGAACTACGCACCGGCGGCGAATTCTACCGGGATGCGGCGACGCAAACCGGCATGTACGACCACGACGACAGCAATTGATTCCCCCACCCCTGCTCGCGCGGGAACTCACCAACTGGAGATTCAAATGACCAGCTTTGAAATAGCACTCGCTGCCCTGGAAAAAAATAGCTTCGACGCAACTGCGATAGAGGCAATCAAAATTTGCGCGGCGACCGATGATCTGCTCGCAGCGTTGGAAGATTTTCTTGAAGCTCAGGATTCTCCTGCGCCGCGTGATTTACTGATGCTAGCCGCCATAAAGGCAAGCGCCGCCATCGCCCGCGCCAAGGGTTGATTCCATTCTCAAGCGCCGAAGGACGCTTGCGAATGCGGATTTCCCGCAGACAAAGGAGACACCGATGAGAGACAAAACACCCGCGACCATCGCGGTCGAACTGAAAGCGGCAGGCTGGCCGTTCGCGCTCGCCTACCTGTTTATTTTCCAACGCGCGCCGAGGTTGACGTGAAAGCGAAACGCTACGACAAGGCTACAGGATTGAGTGCCGAGGGTTTCAAAGTGCTTGAGTGCATTGGAGCCGACCCGCTCGCCGAAGTCAAAGCTTTCCAGAAACGCGACCGGGCGAAACGCAAAGCCGGTCGGGCCACATCAAAAAACCGCCTCGCCCTCTTCGAGTCCATATTTGCCGACTTGATCGCAATGGGGTTCAACGATCCAGATCAGCCGGTAGATGGTGGCGACTGCTGCGAGTACCTGGGCAAACTGTTCGTGGACATCGGCGAGG